AGGCATCACAACTTTCCATGCCTTACTCTTTTTGGACTATTGTCTTTTCCAGCCTAATACTAATGCAGCTATTGTGGCGGATAACAAGGACATTGCTAGAGAAATCTTCGTAGACAAGGTTTTCTAATGTATTGTCTGTAGAAATTCCGTTTATATGATAGACATGCTCGTCTTTGTCTAGTTCTCTTCCCAAGTGTTCAGCCATTATGTGTCGATGGATTTTATCTTTCTTTCCATTGATGGTTTTATGTGGATAGAAGTTGTCACTCATATTTCTCCAGACTTTTCTTTGTAAGGATATCAAATTGTACACTTTAGGTGTTGACTTGTTTTTGCAATTTATGTAAGTAAATATTTTAACAACTCAAACAAGGAGTAAAAGATGCCTCTATTACCAGGAAAAAGCGAAAAAGCAATAAAACAGAACATTGAAACAGAGATGAAAGTGGGAAAACGGCCTCAAAAACAAGCTGTAGCTATCGCTCTGAACGAAGCTAAGAAGTCTGGATACAAACCAAAGAGTGCAAAGAAGAAATAATCCTTCTATATGACTCTAACTCAAGATAAAGCCTTCGAACTGTTGAGAAATCAAGAGTGGAGGCTCGATAATCTTTACAAGATCAAAGATAAAGAGGGAAATGTAGTCGATTTTCAGCCTAATTGGGCTCAGAAAACGCTTCTTAAGTCTCATAATCTTAATATTGTCCTGAAAGCTAGACAGTTAGGCATCACAACTTTCCATGCCTTACTCTTTTTGGACTATTGTCTTTTCCAGCCTAATACTAATGCAGCTATTGTGGCGGATAACAAGGACATTGCTAGAGAAATCTTCGTAGACAAGGTTAAATTCGCTTATGACAATTTACCTCCCTTCGTACGCGACATGTGCCATGCGTACAGAGACAACGTTCATGAAATGCGTTTTGCTAATGGATCCGTCTTTAGAGTGGCAACTTCTTTACGGGGAGGTACTCTCCAGCTCTTACACATTACAGAGTTTGCAAAGGTTTGCCAGGAAAACCCTACAAAAGCTAACGAAATTATCTCGGGAGCACTCAATGCGGTTCAGGCAGGTCAGTTTGTTTGTATTGAATCAACTGCACGGGGAAGGGAAGGGCATTTCTATAACTTGTGTAAATCGGCTCAGGCTTTGGAAGATTCTCAGACGCCCTTGGGCACATTAGATTGGAAACTTTGGTTCTTTCCATGGTGGGAACATCCAGATTATGTATTAGATTCAAAAAATGTCTTGATAAGTAAAGACATGGAAGAGTATTTTAAGGGATTAGAAACTAAAGATATTATTTTAACCTGCGAGCAAAAAGCATGGTATGTAAAGAAAATGCTAACACAGGGTGAATACATGAAGAGGGAATATCCCTCTACTCCTGAAGAAGCTTTTGAGACAGCCAATGAAGGTTATTACTTCGCTAAGATGATATCAGTAGCTAGACAAGAACGAAGAATATGTCATCTCCCATATGACGAGAACGCGAAAACTTACACTTCATGGGATATAGGAATCGGAGACTCGTGTTCTATATGGGTCTTTCAGCTGATAGGAAAAGAAGTTCACTGTATCGACTATTACGAGAACAGTGATGAGGCTTTAGCGCATTATGTGAAGTGGTTGAAGAGTAAACCATATATCTTCGAGAAGCACTTTTTACCTCACGATGCAGCTGCAAGAGAGAAGGGTTCTGGTAAGTCATTTGCAGACATAGCCAGAGGACTAGGGCTTAAAGTAGATATACTTCCACGAGATACCAATGAGATGTTTGGTATCGAATGCCTTAGAAGTATGCTCCCGAGATTCTTCTTTGATCAGCATAAATGTGAAAAAGGTGTTAAAGCAGTTGAGAGCTTTAGGAAAGAATGGAACGAAAAGCTTGGATGTTACCGAGAGAAAAGCTATCACGATTGGGCTTCTCACGGGTCTAAAGCTCTCATTTACTGCGCAGAAGCAGTTCAACGCACTGGATCTAGTGCTGGAATGACTGCTCAGGAGTGGGAAGCTATGAGAAGGGCTTGGTTGTAAAAAAATTTTGCTTTGTGTGTAAAGAAATAAATTGAACCAAATAGTACAGGTTAGATGAGCGGATACGTATCAGCAGGCACGAATAACGAGAAAGTCTTCCAGTTCACTCAATTCTTCTACGATGCGTATAGAACATGGGGTGTCTATTATGCTGCTGCCTATCGCGATTTAAGGGCCTATGCTGGTGATAACTGGACTAACTTAGAGAAGTCTAAGCTTGAAAAGCAAAATAGGATGGTTCTTGAGCTTAATAAGATCCGAAGAGTTGTGAACTTATACTCAGGTTACGAAAGAGAAAATCGTACCGCTACTGTATGCACTCCTGTTGAGGGTTCTGATGTAGTTACAGCAGATCAGTTCTCTGATGTTATGTACTACGTGTACGACAAAGCCAATGCTGACTATATTGTTTCCGAAGCTTTTGAGCATAGTCTGAAAACAGGCTTAGCAATCATTGGGATATATATGGATTACTCCAATGATAAGATCAATGGCGACATACGCATGTATTGGAAGCCTTTCAATGCTCTTATGCTAGATCCATATTTTACAAAAAGAGACTTGAGCGATTGTGATCAAGCCTCAACCAGGGATCTTTTGTCAAAAGAGCAAATTAAGTCGATGCTTCCGTGGGTAGATCCTACGGTCATCGATAATCTGCCTACTGGTATTAGAGACAATAAATACCAATACCTAGGCATCTATCGTCAATATAACTCTACTTACATTGCTAAGAATCTTTGTACCTATGACCAATACTGGAAGCGTATAAACAAAGAGCAGAAGTACTTAGTGGACATGGAAACAGGTGTCACTGAGGAATGGAATGGAGATAGAGAGGAAGAAAGAGCCCTTCGAGCACAATTGAAAGAAGAAACTGCACGACGTGCCGAAGAAGGACTTCCTCCAAGACTTGAGCTGATCTCATCGCATAAGAGAACTGTTGAGCTTAATATAATCGTCTCAGGACAGCTTCTCTACACAGGACCGGATCCAACAGGCCTAGACACATTCCCATGGGTCCTGTGTCTTCTGTATCACGAACCTCTCATAGATACTTTCGAGCTGAAAATACAAGGTATCGTCAGAAGCGTGAGGGATGCTCAAAGACAATATAATAGACGCCATAGCCAGATCATTGACCTCATGGAATCGATTATCAACACTGGATGGATCACAAAGAATGGTGCTGTACTTGATCCTAATATGCTCATGCAAGCAGGACAAGGTAAGCAAATCGTAGTTAATGAGGGTTATGATGTTAATACTGACGTACGAGAGATTTCTGCTCCTAACATACCTCCTGGGTACTTACAGTATCAAGACATTATCGATAAGAACATCATGGAAATCCCTGGTGCTTCTGATGAGCTTCTCGGTCTTTCTTCTGTTGGGGACAGCCAGGTGTCAGGGAAGCTCGCCGAGGTTCGAGCCTCAAACGGTCTCAAAGGTAACAGAGGGATATTCGACAACCTTGAACAAACCAAGAAGTACTTAGGAAAGATTGTCATAGAGTGCGTTCAAAAGAACTATTCTCCTGGAAAGATTGGTAGAATCATAGGTGAAACACCTTCAGATCAGTTCTTCTCAGGACAGTTTGAAGAATACGACTGTGCTATCAAACAAGCCGTTAAGACTGCAACTCAGCGTGAAGCTTACTACTATCAATTGCTTCAGATGGCCTCTCTTGGTGCTCCTATTCCTTGGGATAAGATTATGGAAGTTGCTCCTCTACAAGGAAGTATCAAACTTCATGAGATTCTTGCTCAACAACAAGAACAACAAGCGCAAGCAGCTCAAGTTGAACAACAAGCTATGCAGATGCAGACGGCTCTGGATATGGCAGCCGTTAATCAGTCTACAGCACTTGCTGAAGAGCGTAGGGCTAGAGTTCTTGCCGATATCGGTCTGGCTAAAGAAAGAGAATCAGAAGTAGTCCAGAACCACGCAAAAGCTTTCCTCGACAACGCTAAGACGGTAGCACAGATAAACGATATACCTCAGAAGCGATTGATAGAGGTTCTACAGCTCGCAGCCGATCTTCGGTTGCAAGAGAAGCAAGAGGCAGAAGCCGAATTGCAAAAGGACATGAAACGGGCAGTAGCCCTTAAACAATAGGTAAACATATGGCTAAAGGTACAGCTACATCTAACAAGATGATGCCTCGTATGGAGACATATGGTGGACAAAATAACCCAGGTTATCAACCACCACAAGGCTCAGCAGGGGCAAGTGCTTTCGGTGCTTATAGCACAAAAAGCAATCCACTAAGCGTTCCAAAGAAAGGATCTTCTATCGGTCCTGGTTATGGTAACTCAGATCGCATGAAGGCGATGAGCGCTAAAGAAGAAGAAGCAAGGAAAGAATCTCTCAGAGGTCAACCATGCTAATCACTTCGCCTGCTCACCAGCTTCAACAGCATATTGACACAAGGGAAGGTATTACCAACCACTTTAATCATTTGATGGAGAAGATTCTTAATGAGAACTCTCATAAAGATAAGTACTGGATTTTGGGTAAGGCGAAGATAGAGAAGAAGAAGGGTAAAGATATCATACGTCCTTTTTTACAAGCGTGTGATGAAAAACCTGGAGTTATCAAAGAAAGCTTTGTCTATGAAGTGGACAATAGACGAGGCGTTAAGACTTTGCTGTGGATTATGCATCCAGGCGATTTATTAAGTTTTCCCACTTTAGGGAAGTCCATCCGCGTAACCGGCGGAAAGACGGGTTCAACAATCTTGCTACCGAAGTAATGGTAGGAAATACGGGAGTTTTATGACCACAGAAGAACAAGAAGACGTTCAAGCTGCTGTCTCCGAGCAAGCCCAAGTCGAGTCACAGGATGAAAACAAGGAAGAACCGACGATGGTTCCTCTAGCTGCTCTACAGGCTGAACGAAGAAAGCGCCAGGAGTTTGAGACGCGTAATAAGATTTACGAAGAGATGATGGCGAAGAAAAATATCGAACCTGAAGAAGTTGAAGATCCAGAAGCATTAGTTACTAAAGGATCTTTCAGAGAAGAGAAAGCTCTCACAAAAAGGGAGATTCTTGAGCAGGTCTACCAAGACATGAATCCTGAGGCTGTTCAAAAGATCGAATTGTATTTGAAACCCATTTTGGACAAGAAGCCTTGGTTAGCTGCTTCGTTAGATACTGCTTTAAATCGATTGGCCCGTGCCAATGAAATCGTTGATGACTACATGCATTTAGTGGACGGTAAACCCCGTGTTACTAAGACAGAAGCCTCCAACGAAGCTCGTAGGATAGTTGAGAACGCTAATAAACCCAGATCTCCTATTGAAGTAGGAAAATCTGCGCAACCTAGCGGTACCGAATATCTTAAGAGTATACAGGGGAAAAAAGAGTTTAGAGAGTACCGAGCGAAGATGTTACGAGGCGAGGCATAAAAAAATTTTGCCGCTCTTGTCAATACATTTTTTGACTAGGAGATAAAAATGGCCGCCGGAACAACAACGACAGTACAAGTGGACCCAGAAGTCAACTTGTTCTTCGACAACATTCTTCTTGATCGTCACCAACCGTATTATGTTTATGGTTACTTCGCTCAAGAGAGACGCATTCCTCAGAAGAACAGCCGTAACGCTATCTTCCGTAGGTTTGACAACCTAGCAGATGCACTTACACCTCTTACTGAGGGTGTAACTCCAAATGCTGAACAAGTTACTAAGTTCGACATCACAGCTACTGTATCTCAATACGGTAAAGTTGTTGAGCTTAGCGATGATGTAATCATCACTGTGCAAGACCAGACTGCAAACGAAGTTGCAGATATGTTAGCACAGAACATGGCATCTACTTACGACAAAATCGTTCGTAACATGCTTGTAGCTACTTCAGCGCAAATCGACTGCCTAAACGGCGTTAACGGGAATGCGATCACAGAAGTTACAACTACTGACTTAGAGTTAGCTGTCGACTACGTCACAGAGAACAACGGTAAGAAACTATCACCAAACCAAGAAGGTACTAATGCCTTCGGTACTGCGCCAGTTTGGGCAGCTTATTGGATGATAATGTCTACTGATCTACGTACAGACTTTAAAAACTTAGCTACATTCTTGGCAACAGCTGACTATCCACGTCAACAGTCTGTTCTTGAATCTGAGCTCGGTTCTTGCGACGAAGTTCGCCTTGTAATGACTTCTGAAGCTTACAAAGACACTTCAGTAGCACCAGCAGTTTATTCAAACATCTTGTTTGCAGCAAACGCTTACGGTCGAATCATGATCGACGATCAGTCGATGGAGATGATCATTAAGCCTTTGGGTGCTGGTCAGGATCCATTGAACCAAAGACAAACAATGGGTTGGAAGGGCCGTCTTGGATCAGTGATCCTTGATGACTCATGGTGTGTAAACCTCAGAAGTACAAAAGGGTAGGTGAAATTATGACAGCTCCAGTAGGAACAGCATTGAATGTCTACACCGGTCTTAGAGAGATCGGTCAAGTGACAAACACATATGCAGGTTATCTGCAATCAGCAGGTTCAGCATATAACTTAGTCTTACCATGGCAAGCAGATAAGCTTGAATGGTACAACTATACAAAATACGCCACTAACGATACGAATCTCCAAGGTGTGTGGTTTAGAGACTTCCCAACGGGGGATGCTTTAATCATCAACCGTGGCACTACTACATTGACTTCTACTTTAGAAGCAACTAACGGTGTCACAATTGCTAATACAACTGGTGGTTTTGCTAATGAACATCTAATCATCAGCGGTATCACTACAGCAACACCAGGAGTTGTAACTACTACAACAAATCACAATCTTTCAGATTATGATCGTGTAGTCCTAACTAAGATCATAGGAACAGCAGCATCTGAATTGAACAACAATACATATGTAGTAAGAGTTCTCTCTGCAACTACATTTGCATTGTATGACACTTTTGGTCTGCCAATCACAGTAGTTGGCGCTTATACATCTAGCGGCCAAGTTACTAAGGTTGCTCCTTTACTTGGACAAGTTAGCTCTCAGTCTAACTTCCCAGTACCTCAGAATGCTATTCAAGATTATCCGGTCCAGTACCGTTTGACTCTTGGCACAGCAGTTATGGGTGCAGACAATGACATAATCTACTTTGTTGCAACTAAGTTTAATGCTTATTTCAACCTTGGAGACGTCGCTTAATCCAAAGGGAGGGGGCGATATGTCCCCTCCCTCTTACTAAGAGGAAATATGAAGAAAACAGCTAAAGAAAAAGAAGCAGAATATATAGAGGCAGCGGTCCTTAGAGGGGCTCATGTTCCTGATTCTGAAAAACCAGCGCCTTTTGATTTTGACACATTCAAATTCGAAAAGATATCAGACTTCGAAGTGTATAATGCGCATGTGAGAAAACATAACAGATTTTGCCTGCATGAACGCAATAAGATGCCTATAAAAGTTCCTGACGAATCTTTTTACAAGAAAGTGAAAGTTAAGTTTCAAAGATTCGATCAGCCTGAGAATGTTCTTAAAGTACGCATTAGAAACAAAGACATTGATTGGAAAGGTCAGCTGAAAGCTGGTGGTACCTATGAACTTCCAATCCCTGTTGTTAAGTTTCTTAACAATTTATCTGTTCCTGTATTCGCTGAAGTAAAGACTGAACACGGTAGTGCAGTTCATACAGAAACCAAGCAAGTGGGTGAACGTAACCGATTTGCTTGCAACGTGTTAGAATTTGAATAAGGATTAACAATGGTTAATACTCCCACTGGTCCAGTAATTCCGTGGCCTTCCGACGGAGATAATGGTTCAAACATTTTGCAGATTATCCGTAATGTAACGGGCCGTGTCGATAGAAATGATCCGGCCTTTACGGATGCTATCATGTTTGATTATCTTAATGCTTTTGTACAACAAGAGCATCCTCAGGAAGTTCAGATATTCGAGAATCGAACCTGGTGGGATTTTACTATCGATCCTACATCGCCTGATCCATATCCTGTTGATTTAGATGCTTTAGGATTTAGCTCTATTAACTCACCGGCATACGTTTCCTTCTCAGATCCAGCGTTGAATCCTAATACCTTTCAATTGTTCTGGTATGAAGACCCAAGACAATTCTATGCAAGATGGCCATGGAATAACGTATTTACTCCTCAGATGCCTACGTATGTGTTGTATTACAACAATGAGCTGACATTCCGTGGTCCTCCAGATCAGTCTTATGACGTACGAATCTCTGCTTATAAGATTGATTACTCATTCGCAGGTGGTAGCTTAAGTAACTCGGGATCTATTCTTCAGGGTACAGGAACAACTAATACGGTAAACCTAAAGAACGCTCCAAGGACATATCTAACTCGTTACTTCGCCTATGGAGCAGCTCTAGATATCCTCAGCGACTTTGGAGAGATGGATAAATATAACGAAGTGTTTCAAGTATATAGACGGTATAGAGCCCAAGTGTTAGCTAGAACTTGGAATCAATTGCAGTCGCAAAGAACAGCCCCAGATTTTTAAGGAGTGTTATGAGTTTTAATCCCGCAATACCATTAAACAGCGATTCTCCGTCGATCTTTCCGGCTCAGAGTCAGACGAACTACAGTCGTTTGCAGACACTTCTAGGTGCTGATCACCAGTTCAATCTGACAGCAGCTGCAAACGATGGGTATCATAATCTGATTCATATGACAGTACAGGCTCCTTCAGGAGTTTTGGCTACTACGGGACGTTCTTATGTGAAACTCTCTGCTGCTAGAATTCATCAATTCTATATGGATGATACAGGAGCTGAGTATCAGATAACTCCAACTCTACCTATTCGAGCTTCAGTGAACTTTAATGGGACTGGAGCTGTAGGTGCTCAGGTGATAAGAAGTCAATATAACGTAACTAGTGTAGTAAAGACTACTAACGGCGCTTATACAGTTAACTTCACTACTCCTATGCCTGACGCTAACTACATGGTTCAGATAACAGGCATGAGAGATACAAACTTGTCGATAATGGGATTTGTTACAGGAAATGCTACATACAGCAATTCTGTGACCACAACGTCTGTAAAGATATCTTTCAATGATGATGCTGGTGCGTTGAAAGATGCTCTGATGGGTAACGTAACAATATTTAGTGTAACATAATATGAGCTATCAAGGTTATCTAATATCTAACTATGCAACGGGGTACGACCGAGAGCTTCAGCCATGGCTTTTGCCAAATGATGCTTTTATCGATCTTTTGGATGGCTATGTCTATAGAGGTGTTACCTACAAGAGAGACGGTTATTCGGGATTTGCTACAGGGACTAAGTCTACCTACACTGAAAGTCGAATGGTTCATAGTATTGGTAGTGTTGCTCCCGCAACAGGTCTAATCAATGGAATCAATGCTACATATACCTGGACTCTTACGACTCCTGTGGCACGTGGTCGTGTAGTGATAAATGGTTCTAATCCAGTGCAGATGTTGATAGATGATGGCGTTGGTGGATTCACTGGAAATGGAACAGGAACCATTAACTATATTACAGGTGCTGTATCTATAACTTTCACACTCCCTCCGGCTATAGCTTCAACTGTTTTACTTACCTATAGCTACTTTCCAGGTCTTCCAGTTATGGGAGTGATGAACTTCTATCCAACTAATAATTTAAGACAACTGATCGTAGCCGATACTAGATATGTGAATAGATACAATCCATCTACTGACAGACTGGATGATATTCCTGCTGGGACTTATACAGGAACTAGCAAAGACTTCTGGTCGTGGGTAAACTATGCAGATGCATCTAGCATACCTAGGCTTCTATTCTCTAACGGAGTTGTGGGAGATGTTATTCAAGTCTATGATGGATCCACTATCACTGACTATGCTCCTACCTTTGCAGGTGGCACTCTTAATGCTAGACAGATGTTTGAATTCAAAGGAAGATTGATTCTATTCCAAACTATAGAAGGCGGAACTCTTTTCCCTAGAAGGATAAGGATATCTGGATTTGGAGTTAACGTTGATAATTTCGATAATACAGCTCCAGGAGCTGGATTCATAGATATCCCTGACAACACATGGTTTTTTGGAGCAGCTTTCAATAGAGATGATATTCTATTCTTTACTGAATCTTCTACATGGGCATTGAAGTTCACAGGCAATGATGTAACACCTTTCACTCTACAGAAATTAGATGGTTCTAGAGGATCTTCAGCGGCATTCTCTGTAATCTCTTATCTGAATAGAACTCTGGCTGCAAGTCCTAGAGGATTAATCATTTCCGACGGTTATCAAGTTGATCGTATGGATGACAATATCCCTCAGTTTGCTTTCAATGATATTGATGGGGCTAATTTCAATGGATGTTTCTCAGGATTCTTGGATGAAGATAGAGATGTGTATCTCCTATATCCTTCAGAAGCCACAATCAAACCACCATTAGTTCCTGCGGGATCTTCCGATAGGATACTAGTTACTAATTTCGAAGAAGATAACTTTGCGATCTACCGCATACCACTCTCTTGTATGGGTAACTTTCAAGGGGCTTTCACTTTTCTCTGGTCCGATCTTACAGCTGCTAATGGATATCCTAATTGGGAAGCACTAGCTGACAAGTTTGGTAACTGGAACGCTTTTCCTTTCGATAAGGGTGATCCAGTAGCCATCGGAGGGGGTCATAAAGGTGAGATATGGAAGCTCAATGACACCGAAAGTCAAGATAATCCTCAGAAAATAAGAGCTATTACAGCTCTAAATGATCAGAGAATACGAGTAACTACTGACTGGAATAACTATGAAGTAGGAGATTTCATAGTGTTTACTTCAGTTGGTGGTATGGTAGAGATAAACAACAAGCAAGGTCAGATAGTAAACATACAGACGAACTACACTGTCTTTGACGTGGATTTCGGTCAAAGTCATGGAGGATTCACTGCTTATACCTCAGGTGGTTTAGCATCTAGATGCATTCCTCTAGAGGCAGTAACTAAAAAGTTCAATCCATGGGTTGAGTCTGATAAGAAAGTTCGATGTGGATGGATCTACTTCTACGTTGAAGTAGCTGATACCGATCTTACTGACTGGGATACAGCACAGACTCCAGTCCCTGCTTTACTAAGAATTGATGTGTTAACCAACAACAATGAAGACACAGACTTCTCAAATCCTCAATTTAGCTATTTAATTGACTGTAGTTCGATTAAAAACGAAAAGGGGGGTAAGAAGTGGGTAAAGATATGGATCAATCAGGTAGGTCAATTCTTGCAGTTTAAGATGAGTAATAACCAAGCAGGTGCGAAGATCCAAGTTCATGCTATGATGCCTGGCTTCCAACCTCTAGGAAGGTTGATATGACATTTAGCTTACCTCTTTATAAGAATTTTGGATCAGAGATTAGGGAATTGTCTCCTATTCTCTCTAATCAGCTCTCTCAGATGTATACTGACATTGCCAATGCTATGAGTCAGGCGATAAAGAAAGATGTGGTATCTGGAGCTGATCCAGCTGCTGTATCTCAGAGGAATACATTGTTCTCAGTTGGGGACATAACAGTAAGAACAGATACAGACATGGCCTGGATAATGACGTCTCGTACAGATCCAGAAACCGTGGTATGGACTCTCATAACTTAAAGGAAGGATATATGGCTAAGACTAATTTGGCAGGAGCAGGCAGTGGAGCATTAGGTGGAGCTGGAACTGGCTTTGCTATTGGAGGTCCAATCGGTGCTGGTATAGGCGGTCTTGTAGGGGGTCTTGCCGGATTGTTCGGTGGAGGACGTAAGAAAAAAAAGAAGATCTCTACTTTAGACAAGAGACAGCAACAGATTAATGAGAGTCAATATCAAGCTCTTCTAGGAGAAGGACCATTAGCTGACTTGTATAATTACGATCCCAAAGGTGCTAACGAAGTATTCAATCAGATTACAGCACGTCCCGCTCAGAGGAACTTCAGAGAGAGTACAGTGCCGGGTATCACAGGTGCGTTTCGTAAACAAGGATTGATGGAGTCCTCTTATGTTGGAGATGCTCTCTCTAAAGCTGGAAGAGATGTACAAGAGAACTTAGATGCTCTAAGAGCTCAAGCTCTTTACGGAGAGAAGCAAGGTGCTCAGAATGCCAGAAGGAACGCTGTAGAAAACTTTCAGAATAGACAAACATTTGCTTATGAAAAACCAGCTCCTGGAAGTAATTTTGACATAGGTCAAGTATTATCTGGAATTACTCCTGATATGATCTCTGGTTTGCAAGGTCTTTTTAGTGGATCAGGAGTCAATGGAAAAGCAGGATCTTCTTTAGGGAGGGCACGATAATGCCAGCAGCACAAGTAATAGATCTAAATCCAGAATACAAGAAGAATCCAGTTCAAGAGAACCTTGAGACATTCTTCACTCGTATAGGAAAAGATTACAGAGACAAGAAAGATCGTATGGAAATTGGAAATCTTATTGGTCAGTATCAACAGAATCGCGAAGATGCTAATGCTTGGGAAGATTTACAGATGGGTCTTGAGACAAGTGATATATCTCCTACTAGAAGACTTGAAACACAAAAAAGTCTTAATGAAGCAAGAAAAGCTATTACAGAAAAAGACAAAGCTTTAAATGCTCAAGTTAAGAAAGGAATGTTAACTCAAGAAGAAAAGGTAAGACAACGAGATAATCTATTAAAAGCTGGATGGCCAGAATATGCAGCCGATGTTTATCTGGATGCTCCTCCAGGAGTAAAGGGTAGCTTAGAAAGAGAGCATGAATATTTAGTTCGTCATGGATTGCGTAAGCCTTTAGTTCAAGTTCCAGAAGGAGTCGATGAACAAATTCCATCTCCAGAAGCTGTCACAGTTCCGGATCAATCATCTCCATCAGGAGAAAGACCTATTTTAGGAGCTGAGCCAGAAACGCCTCAAGAGAAAACAGCAGCTAATACTGGTATTGAAATCAAGGAAGATGAATGGCCTGATCCAGTATCTCCTTCTAATATGCCTCCTGATCAGAAAGTTAAATGGGAGAACAATAACGAGAAAGAAAATAACAAGGATCTTAGAGAGACAAATGATCACAAAAAAGCTCTTAGGACTAATGACAACCTAATTACTAGTATGACTAAGATTAATGATGGAAAGTATCTACCTACTGGTGTGGGAAAGTTTATAACTATTGATCCTTCAACTGGCGACATTAGAGAAGTAGCCAACATTGGAGAGATTGCTAATCCTCAGACTCAACTTTATATTAAAAACTTGAAACAATGGCAGAAAGGTGCAAAAGAGTTTTATGGAGCTCGAGTAACGAACTTTGACTTACAGTCATTTATGCAACAGCTTCCTACTCTAATGAATAGTGAAGACGGAAGAAGGTTAATATTAAAACAGATGAAGTATACCAATGATTTAGAATCTATCTATAATAATACCCTAAACGATGCTTTGAAACATTATGGTCGTAAAGCTAACTTTAGTCAGGTTTCTCAAGTAGTAGATGATAAAGTGAAGTCCAAAGAAGAGGATTTGATAGGAAAAATTAACAACATAGTAGAAGCTTCCGATTACATCAACTCTATGGCTGATAATCCTGATAGGTACAAAGGTACTGTTCTTATGCAAAGACCGAACGGATCATTTAGAGCTGTTGACAAAGACAGGGTTCAATATCTTAAGAAAGAAAAAGGTTGGAGGGACTTCTAATGACGTCTTCTAAGAATGCTTTTGATTTGGATTATGATGAGGGGATTGATATCCAAAAAGGGATTGTTGATGATCAGAATTATGACGAGGGTATCGACATAGCCGCTTATACTAAATCTGATGAGGCAAAAGAGCCTACGTGGTGGGATGCAGCTAAAGAAGCTGGATTACAATCAGCTGCTGGACTAGGACAAGCTTATACATGGCCTTTAGATATGTTGAAATTAGCAGTTATTGGAGAAGGCTTATCGGATATAGATGAATTAGAAGATGCTTTTAAGAAAGCAGGAAAACCTTTCGATAGAAACAAATATATACAGACTGTCATGGAACAAGGTGAGTTTATTCCAACTCAAGAACTTCTTGAGAGATCGATAGATGAAAAGTTTGGAACTAATATTGCTGAACCAAAGACAAAAACGGGTAAGTTCTTTAATAAACTTTTCTTTCTTGGAGGACTTGCAAGAGGTAAGGGATTAGGGAAGGCAGCTAAGTCAGGGGTTACTGGAGCCACAACTACTGCTGCACTAAGAGAAGCGGGAGCTCCAGAATTGGTTGCAGAACTTGGAGGAGACGTGACTTCTGGATTAGCTACCCTTGAAAAAGAAGCTAGAAAATTTTCTCCTGAGATTCAAAAAGCAGTTGAACTTGCCGATAAAAGAGGCCTTCCATTGACAGAAGCAATAGTGAGAGAAAGTCTTCCTGAACATGCAAAGATTTCACCTAGAAGAAAGAAAGCACTAGAAAAAAATCTAGGTACTTCATCAGAAGAAGCTATTCAATCTATTATAGAAGATAAAATACCAGTTGCACAGCTGAGAAAAGAAGGAAAAGATATTAATGCTCTAGAGGATTTAGCTTACGAGAATGCGAACGAGCTTGCTGCTAAATATCCAGAAAAAATGTCTACTAAGGAATTAGTATCTGATATAGATAGAGAGATCAATCGTATAAAATCTTTAGCTCCTTCTCCTAGTGAAGCTCAGAAAGCATCTATTCGTATATTAGAAAATGAAAAAGAGGCATTAGCATCTTCTCCAGCAAATGCTGCACAATTAATTCAACAGACAAGAAATTATAACTCTAACGTCAAAAGTATCTACAGAAAAGCTGAATATAGTGGTGTAGAGGAAGAAGTTAAAAATACCTATGCATTTCTAAATGATCGTATACGTAATACTATTGAGAGAGAAGGCGCTGCAGATGTGGTTGCGGCTAATCGGGCAGCTAACAAATTGTTTGCAGAGAATGCTTCTTTAGCTCGTTCTGAAGGTATTATATCTAAAGCATTCCAAAATGGAGAGTATAAACCTAAAAAACTTAATCAACTTCTTGAAAACAAGAATACAGGTTCTCAATTAAGAAAAGACTTAGGTGTCGATGGGGTAAAAGAACTAAAACAGATTGCTGAATATGGACAAAAAGCTCAAATTGCTACTTCTCAGTTTGCTAATTCTGCAAAACATAAATATAAGATTGGTGACTGGGGTCCATTGGCTGGATTTCTTTTAGCTAAGATTCCATTGGTAGGAGCAGCAGCTATAACAGCAAAGCCAATGTGGGACTACGTAAGAGGATATCTTTTAACGAGACCTGCATCAAGAAAAACATATGCAAACATAGTTAAGAACGCTGCTCAAGGATCCTTTTCAAATATGGCAAAAGACTTCTCTACTCTAGAAGATCAAATCATTGATGATTTTGGAAGCATTGAAGAATTCATGAAACAAGGCGTCAAAGAACTTCAGTTTTACCGAGAAGGGGAAGAGGATGAGGATTAACCTTCTGTTAATACAATGTAGGTAAGTTTGCATAGAAAACCTAAGATAGCAACACTAGCGAACAGTCCTGCTAACAGATATCCTCCCATGCATAAACAGATCAATGCAAATCCTAAAAGCCAAATAGTGATCATTTTTTATTCCTCTCTTCTATAGCGCATAAACGTCCATGGAAATCTTTAGTTTCATCATGAAGAGCTTGGTATAATTGATCTGAACGTCTATTAACTGCATCAATTCTAGCGGTATTGGAGACCCATAAACTGATCAACACTGCTGCTATAGCTAAGTTTAGGGCCATAATTGCCATTGTATCAACGTGGTTTCTGAAGAAGCTTTCTTTTTGCATGTTAATCTCCTTTTAAACACATACATATCTTTCTTATACACATATATATCATAAATCCGAGGGAAAAGTCAAGTTAAAGAAATTTATATACACTTTATGCGACATATATGCTATTCTTAAAGAAAAGGCTTTACAAAGGAGAAAGTATGTCCCTAGCAAGAGGATCAAGACAGTACATGGGTGTAAGGGCTATCCTTCCTCCCGATTTGCAAACAGCAACAAGAGCACCTACATCAAGCGATAAATCCTATGTTAAAGGGACTTTGTGGCTAGATACAGATGCTGACGCGGCTTACATGTGGCCAGGAACTGGTGATTGGATTTCTTTAGGTTCAGGAACTACTGGAGCCATTGTAACGCTTACAGGTGATTCTGGAGGTGCTATAGCTCCCGTAGGAGGTAATATTGACCTCTTAGGTACAGCCAGCCAAATCACAACTACAGGCACAGCAGGAACCATTACATTCTCATTACCTGCGGCTATCATAGCCCCTGGATCATTAGCAACTACAACATCATTGACAGTAGGTAACACATTCACAGTGACTGCTGGAACATCAAGTTTGAAAGCAACAACCATTGTTGGAACTACTTCAATCAATGCTTCTGGAGCTGCTGTAACAACAATTGCAACTGGCGGAACAGGTGCTTTGAATCTTGGTAATGCCACTGGTAACACAGCGGTGACTGGATCATTGACAACAACTACAACATTGACAGCAACTTTAGGAGCTATCACAGCGACTAACGGTAACTTAGTTCTTGGAACTGCTGGTAATAAGATTATATCCACAAGCGTAGCAAGCACTACAACTGCTGGAGCTAACTCTTTCGGTAAAGTAACTCTTGTTGGTGGTACTGCTACAGTAAGTACAACAGCTGTAACAGCAAGCTCAATCATATTCCTAACAAGACAAGGTGTTGGTGCTACTGGCGCTAACGATCTAGGTATCTTGAGTGTAGGAACTATAGTAGCATCTACTTCTTTCGTTATCAATGCTTGGACGGTAACAGATGCCACAGCTCTTCAGGCTGATGACGTTTCTTCAATCGGTTGGATGATCGTTAACTAAGGAGTCATATGTCAGCAAAGAAAGTTTACTTTGATACCTTACGCTCCCTGGCCTTCGGAAGCATTTCCGGTACTTATGCAGCAGTGGGAACTCCATTAACTGTACAAGGTCGAATCATATGCTTCACCAACAAGACTCAGGGAGACATGATCTTTAGCACCGATAGCACGAATGCTACGGGTCAGATCATTGTTCCGGCTAATTCGTTCAAGCTCTACGACTTTGTAGCCAACTTGATTCCTGGAAAAGATGATAGCTTTGTCGTTGCCGAAGCTACTCAATTCTATGTTAAGCAAGTCGCAGCACCAGTGAGTGGTTCTGTCTATATTGAAGTCATATACGCATAAAACTAGGGGTGATTAGTGAGCCAAGCAGGAATTATAAGCACAGCCGCGGGGCCTCCACCTCCATCAGTGCCAACAGATTTTGTTACTCAAGACGGAACGGCAGTTCCAGCTCTTAACATTCTTTTGGTTAATGGACTGGATTCTACGCAAAACAATGCCAATGGCATTATTACTAAGGGTGGTGTTGTAGGGACTGGTACATCTAATGAGATGGACATCGTCATTACAAACCGATTGCAAGGAACGACTTCTACCGTCGGCGTTGCAACTACTCCTATGATAACTTTTACTCCCACTGTTATTGGAACCTATGCTGTCGAATGCAGAATTGCAGCCTACAATACAACTGCTTCATTGGGAGCTGGTTATAGCATTTTTGGAACTGTTAGGTTTGATGGAGCTAATTCAAATCTATGTGGTACTCCTGATAAGATAGTAAACGAAGAGGGTGCGATGTCAGCTGCGAACGTCACTCTTACTGTTTCTGGGGCTGACATCCTAGTCAATGGAGTAGGTTATGCAGCTCAAACAATAAATTGGTCCGGTGTTGGTCTTTACACATTTATAGGAGTATAATATATGGCGGGTTTTGAAAATGATGTCGTCTACGCTCTAAATGCTGATTTTAGCACAGTCGACAATCAGACTCCTTCAGCAGCAAACGGATTAGCTACCAATGGACAACTGTGGATTGGATCTACAGCAGCAAACGCTGGGGGAACTCATATCAACGTGGGCGCTCTTACATCTCCAAATGGTACAATATCTTTTAGTTATTCATCTCCAAATATCACTGCAGAAGTTGTTAATCAAAACTTTGATCCTATAGGAACTCTTCAATACTTTTCTTCAGGTGGTTCTGATACAACATATCCAGGCCCTCAATGGCTTAAATGTGATGGCTCAGTTCTTGCTCAAGCAAGCTATACAGTCTTGTTTTCTAGATTAGGCTTACTTAACGGAGCTGGAACAGTATGGACTAAAAACTCTTCACAACTTATTGACTATGTGTTTACTGGTGTTGCCTATGGAAACTCTACATATGTGCGTGTGTCCAATTCGCTTGGAAATTTTGTTAGTACATCTACTGATGGGATTACGTGGGTGAGTAGAACAACTGGTGTTACTTCTGCACTTAGTTCAATTGTTTTTGGTAATGGAATATTTGTTGCAGCAGGAACAGGTGGTGCAATGGCAACATCTACTGATGGGATTACTTGGACTGCACAGACTAGTGGATCAGTGGCTGCTATCAATGCTTTGGTGTATAACGGAACTCGTTTTGCATTCCCAACTAGTCAATTTGTCATGTCCAGCTCAACAGATGCTGTAACATGGACTCAATATGCTTCTCCGGTTCAAGTTACAATGAGCCGATTAGCAGCTAGCAATGGTACTTCTTTTGTAGGATCAACAACTACTTGGTTCTATGTAACATCTACAGATGGAGTGGCGTGGTCTAGCAGAACCCCTACTGTAGCTCAAGCAATTTCATCATCTGGAACGCGAAGTATTGTCTATGGAGGAGGCCAGTACGTATGCTGTACAGGAGGTCCTTCTGTATCTAACTCACCTGATGGAGTGGTGTGGACAGCAAGATCCACAGGAGCCACAACACTATCTTTTACTAGTGTTGTTTACGGTGGAAACTATGTAGTAGGTGGTTTTGCAGGTATCGTATACAGCTCAACAGATGCTGTAACATGGACTGCTAGAACGAGCAATACTTCATCTTCTATCTTCGCATTAGGATTTGGTGCTTCTACTTATGTATATGGAACAGCAGCTGGTGGAGGTGGTACGAGTACTGATGGAACTACCTGGGTGGCACATAATACGGGAAGCGCATCGGCAGTAAGAACTATTACATATGGCACTGTATTTGCTTATGGATTTATTGGAGGCGGTCTTTCAACAAGTACTGACGGCGTCACTTTCACAGCAAGGACTAGCGGAACAGCTTCAGTTATTCAATGTATAAACTATCTAAATGGGCAGTACGTTTATGGTGGTGCTGGCGGAGTTTTAGCTACATCTACAGATGCAATAACATGGAATGCCCAAACAAGTGGAACCACATCCACAATATTGGCAATGGCTTATGGAAACGAATATGTTTACTGTGGTGTTGGTGGAGCTGTAGCTACATCTACAGATGCTGTTACTTGGACACAGAGATTCTCTGGAAAAGTATCTAGTCTAGATTCCATAATATGGGACGGTAGTAAATATATTGCAGCTATAGCAACGGGTGGACATGGTTTTATCACATCTACAGATGCAATAACATGGACTGTTTATAATCCACCTGGTTTAACGTCTGGGATCCAAGTTCTTTCTTTATACTATGGATCTGAGATCATTGCTGGAGCTTCTGCAGGTCAGATATATACTACTACAGATACTTTCACCTGGACTTATCGACCTGGATTAACTGGATTTGTCTCTGGCGTTACCTCAATTACTTCTACAGGAGGAAAGTTTTATGCGGTAGGTAATTACCCCACAACTACCCCTGTTGTTCCTGTTTCATATGCAGGAAGTTCAACAGACGGAAGAACATGGTATCCTGTTTTGATGGGAACTTCTACAGATAGTTTTAACTCTTTAGTATATGGAGATAAATTTGTTGCTGTAGGTAATTCTGGTGTTACATGGACAGCTTCCGGAACTTATGGATATAACGCAGCCACAAGCTTCCAGCTGCCTGTTGACTTAATTCAAAGATTAACTTATGAATCACAAGATAACTACTCAAAAACTCTATATATAAGGGCGACATAGATGACTAAAGTTATGATTGTGACTCCGGCATATGACGGAAGGGTGCATGTGCAATTCAGTATAGCATTAGCTGAAACATACTCACTACTTGCTTCTCAAGGTATAGAATTCTCTATACAGATTCACTGTGCTGGATCTTTATTAACAGCCGAAAGAAATAGATTAATGGAAGCCTTCATAGCCAGTGACGCAACTCACGTATTATGTGTAGATAGCGATTTAGGATGGCCGGCTGAAGCCGTTATGGGAATGTTAAAACACGATGTTGATTTCATAGCAGGTCTATATCCTACTCGAAAAGATAACATGTTCCTATTTCGTCCTTACAACAATGAAGATGGATCTCTGGTGAAATCTGAAAATAATCTTCTGAAGATGCAATACATTCCTGCAGGTTTTATGCTTTTAAAGAGAGAAGCCGTTCAGAAAATGAGAGATACTTTCCCCGATCTTTACTTTGAACCTAAAGTAAAGAATGAACAGATGTTTGCTGGATATGCTCTTTTCAATACAGAGGTATGGGAAGGAGAGTTCTGGGGAGAAGACTACTACTTCTGTAGAAAAGCTCGTGAAGCGGGAATAGATATATGGGTAGATCCTCTTGTTGAGTTCGATCATGCGGGTGCGCGCGGATGTATTATGAGTGTTTTAGGTAATGAGCCAGGAGCTTCACAATCAACGCCTAGAGATGTTTCTAAGAAGATGTATGTTATAAGCTAACAAAGGACCCCAATGAGCAGTCAAGCAGGTTTAAGTCCTAAAGGCCCCAATAACTATGTTGGACCAAATGTTTATCTCCCTTCCATTGTTTCTAGAAATCGAGAGCCTTTAGGTTCAGATTATCGTCAACCTGAAACAGGAAAGCTATATCCTGTAGGCTCATACTGGATTATTTCTATTGATCCTACTACAGGAACGCAAGGGGATCTTTGGTATCTTTCTAAGATAGTGGCTAACGTAGCTTACTGGATTCAACTAAGTTCTGGGGGTCCAGGTACTCTTCTTGATGTTATTGTACAAGCAGTGACGGCTCCTGGGGTTAATCCTGTTACTCCTGTAGCTGGGGACATTACCTTCCAAGGAGCTGTAGTTGCTAACCATTCCGTACCTGTAGAAACAAGAAGTCGTGCTCTTCATGTGATGAACCTTGAAGTTCAATACGCAACATCTGCTGCTGCAACCGATGGAACTAAGAGCGGACTGGCGCATTTCAATAGTGCTCAGTTTACTGTAGATTCTAGTGGTTTTGTCTCCACAAGTGGAACAGGGGTTGGAAAGACAATCACTGGAGATACTGGTGGTGCTCTTTCTCCTACTGCTGGTAACTGGAACATCATTGGACAAGATGGTATCACTACACATGGGGCAGTATCTACTCTTACGATTACTCCTAGAGGTGCTGGAGTGGCTAACATGTTTCTGGGCCAAGGAGCTGGAAATCTTACACTTTCAGGAAGTGGAAACGTGTCTTATGGCGCTGATACATGCCCAAATATAACTACTGGCGATGAGAATGTTTGTATAGGATTCAATGCTGGTAATGACATTACTACTGGGGATTCAAACATATGCATGGGTAACGATGCAGGAATGTCAATCACTACTGGTCTTAATAACGTTGCTATTGGCGCAGGTGCTCTTAGAACTGCAATAGGTACTAATGAAAATACAGCAGTTGGTACAAATGCCTTATCTCTATCCACTGGAACCGCATGTGTGGCTGTAGGAGCAGCAGCAGCCGCAAACGCTTCAGCTGGTAATGGTACAACCGCAATAGGATGGAATGCATTATCAAACTCTACAGGAGCTACAAATACTGCTGTTGGATTTAACTCATTGAGTGATGTAACTAGCGGCGTAAATAATACTGGCATAGGTGAAAGTTCTGGCACAGGATTATTAACAGGTAGTTATAACATATTTATCGGCAGTACGTCCGGTATGAATTACAACGGAGCTGAAAGTAGCAATATACTTATAAATAACGCTGGTGTTGTTGGTGAATCCCATGTAATGCGTTTAGGTATACAAGGCTCTGGCAATGGTGGAATTATCAATACATTTGTTGCTGGTATTGTAGGTATAACGGTATCTAATGCTGTTCCTGTGATGATCGACTCTACTACTGGTCAACTTGGTGTTGGAGTAGGAACTTCTACATTAGTTACCACATATGAACTCGCCGATAGTCCGGGTACATGGACCAAAAATGCTAATACAAAATTTGTTGAAGTTATCATGTGGGGAGGCGGTGCTGGTGGTGGTTCTGGAAGAAAAGGAGTCACAACAGCAGCGGGGGGCGGAGCCGGAGGAAGTGGTGCCGGAAACGTGTGGATGAGAGGTCCAGCGTCATTCTTTGGTGCATCTCAAAACTTTATCGTTGGGGCTGGAGGTGCTGGAGCTGCGGCACAGACCACAGACAACACTGACGGGATTATTGGTTCTGATGGAACTGCATCTGTTTTTGGAATTCTTTCTACTGCTTCATCCTTAGCAGGTAATGGTGGAACCGATACTCTAGCAAGCGGAGGTCAATCTGTTAATAACACTGGAGTCGTGGTTACTTTAAGAGCTGGCGAAGGTGGAATAGGAGCAAACGTAAACGGAGGAGTTTCCGTTGGATCAGGAGGAACTGCTCAAGACTATGGTTATTATGGAACTACTGGCGGGGGTGGCGGGGGTGGATCAGATGTTGCTGTAGAGAGACCAGGTGGCGATGCGGGAGGTCTTACCAATGTAGATAGCACTGCTAATCTTATTGCTGGATCTGCTGGTGGTTTGGAATCAACAGGTATCAATGGTGCCAACGCAGTTCAACCTAGCGGTCAAGCTGCCTTTTTAGGTGGATTCGGGGGAGGTGGCGGTGGTGGATATTCTGTTGGTGCAATGGGAGCTACCACAGGAGGCAGAGGGGGAAATGGAGCTATTCCTGGTGGAGGCGGCGGAGGTGGTGGTGGGGGCCTTACAGCTGTAGCTAATAGCGGAGCCGGAGGAAATGGAGCCAACGGTAGAATCATTGTGATTGAATACCTGTAGGCTCCCTAATAGATTACTTCTTTTTCTTTCCCGCTTGAGCCATCTTTTCCATCTTCTCTTTTCCGTACTTTTTCATTCCTACTGCCGCTGCTACTGCTGCGGGGTTCGAAGCACCTGACTTTGCTGCACTCTTCTCCACTGCTGCAAATCTCGCTCCTGAGCCTAATTTTGCTTTTGCCATAATATTCACTCCTTAAATTTATATAACACATTCTCTACACTTTGCTTTTATACTGACTCATACATCTTCTTATAACTTCTTTCTTGCCTTTCTTATTAACCTTTCCTTCTTGGAAAATCCTACATAGCCAAGAAGATTCAGCTGCTAACTCTCTGTTAAACTTGTTGTTTTCTTTTTGATTTTGTGTTAATTTCATACATTCCTTATTATTTTGGCAAGACTTGTACTGGAACTTCTAGACTTGTTTTTATAGTGTTGGTAGCAGCTTCATCTACTACATCGCTCGCTGTTCCCTCTGTGTGAACCATCGTTATGGTTGATGTACAGGATGGCAACAGAGATAACATAAAGATCAACACTGATAAAGTGACTAGAACCAACAGTAAACACATCCAGATACCTGGCTTCTTTTCATCATTCTTCTTATTTTCCATTCTCTTTCTCCTCTTCTTTAACTATTTTTCTCTTGTTCTTCCATGAATTAAAATTTTCAATGATAGATTCTTTTTCAAGAAGTTTCTTTACGCATTCTGATTGGGTTAGCTTGAATTTTTCCATCACAAGTTTGATGTATTCCCATACGAGACCTTTGTCTTCTTTTTCAAATCTAGCCAATAGTCTTGTAAGGTTTGCTAGATCTTCGGCAGCTTGTGAGTCATCATCTTTAGGCTCTAACTGAGGCTCAATTGCACCTTTCTTCTTCTGTTGATCATACTTGCCTCTTCCGGATGCTGTTTCTCCGTCATCATCTTCGGAGACTAGGCCGAGCAATGTAGCTATAGAATATCTACGCATATATGTTACCGCGGCTCCTAGACCTTGACTGTCCAGCTTTGGATTTAATATCGGTAGATATGATTTCAACCATTGACCGCTCTCGGGATGGATCAATGTTGCTACAATCATAGGCTCAGAAAAACTTCCATTTCCTGCTTGCACTAAGATCAATCCATTCTCAATCAGATGCTCTTCTGATGCGTCGATATAGGCGTTCAAAGAAGCATAGTTGGACTTATGAAAAGGATTCTTGGAATCCTTCTTCACTGTTCCTATCTTTTGCTTTGCCTTCATAAGCTTAGCCAATACGATATCGCATTTTGTACTCATCTCTGGCTTCAAATTCTCTGTCATCGGTATCCTCTGTAAATTGGGTTATTAGCCAGCTCTTGAGCCCAGGCTGCCTCATCTTTCCTCTCGTAATCTCTTATATCGTCCCCATAATCCCCTTGTGTTGGAACGTAGTTTCCAGGCGATTTTTTCTTTGGGGTACTTTCTTTTGGTTTTAATTGGCTTTCTCTGAATTTTTCTAGTCGTAGTTGCATAGAAGGGCTTAGATCGCTCATTGGTTACTCCTATTGGAAAAAGTGGGCCCAAACGCGGTAGATGGTCAAAAAAAAACCATCATCGACAGGATACTCATGTATCTTGGCTTCTTTTCCGTTTTTGTTAAGATGCAAGAAATAGATCTTTCGTATGTCATGGCCTGCTTTGCGCGCTAGATATGCATATGCGCATCCTTGTGCTTGCCACGTCTTAGAAGGACGAGCAGATGTCTTGAGATCTAATACAGCAAGACCATCTGGAGTGCGTAATATTAGATCAACTTGTCCTGTAATCTGTAGTTCATCATCCCAGAAACGCTGTTCCATCATCACTACATCATGACCAAGCGCCCACCATTTCTTAAAAGATTCAACGTATCCACGCGTTTCATCATCAACTCCGATTTCACCAAGACCTTCAATGATCGCTTCACATATCTGATGAACTTTTGTACCTCTAGATGCAGCGTGAGCAACTATTTCTGCATCTATCTTTTCTAAGCCAGAAAACGGATAAAGTATATTCGTAACTCTGGAATAGTTTTCTCTGGTTTTTTTGTCTTTCACGCTTTAAAGTCTATCTGAGTTAGTTCACACATTTGGAGAAACATCTCCATATGTAAAAGTTTATTTTAACTCACCCTAAGTGATTTTGCTTTTTAGTGACAAGCAAAATTTTTAACCAAATGAAAAAACACGTGGGATGCTGTGTGCTTAAATTTGTTGTTTTAAAAAAACCATTTGATATGATACGCGCACCACAGCAGAAAGATGCTATGTATAGAAAAAAGATGACAAGAATAAATAAACACTTTACGGTGAAAACAAAAAGCTCCGAAGAATAAACCTCGGAGCCTTAAGATTTCCTATGATGGATCTAAAGAAAAGCTAACACGATTCTTCCCGGAATCGAAAGCTATAGACAGCAACCACTGTCATTTATAGCATGTTATCCTAATTAGATCCATAGGAAATCTCCAAAGGAGATAAATGGATCTATATGCCCTTACCTCACAAGAGGTTCTCGAACGCATTTCAAGACATTGTCCTCAAGCATTAAGTGCTTACTTACAATGCATAAATCGTGCAAACGCCGATGGGTCAATCTTCTTCAACAGGTCTCTTGTTGAGGTCGAAATGTCCGAACGGTGGACACCTTTCAAAAACCATATCAAAAAGTTAGCCTTAGAAAACCTTTTGCAATGGTCTCCATTCAATGGAGGCATTGCAGTCACCTTGGTACCCCATGATGATGACGATGAGTGATAAGGCGTGCTGTTGCGATGATTGTTTTGATTTGATCGCTAAAAGAAGTGCAGATTCAGCCAGACTTTGGCTGGATCTGTGCGATATCTATTACAATTCTAATGCGATATTGATGATAGGCAACAGCGCACCAACTCCGTCTATTCGCACTCTAGAAACTCTTGGATTTATCCTGACTACTGAAACCCAGCACATGACTTATGTTCGTGTGTTGGGTGAAGTATTCGACGGTGAAGAAAGATATTTCTGCGGAGGTAGATGCCATGAGTGATCAGATGAAAACATGCAGTAGATGTCATGAATCAAAGATCATCCATATGGATTTTTACATGTGCCAAGGAATCTACCGGAGCGAGTGCAAAAGATGCACTATAAAGAAAAACACCAGCTATCAAAAACGAACTCAACCATGGAAGTACAGGGTGGTTGACGAAGATAAGAAGCAATACCGAAAGGAGTACTACGCTGCAAACAAAGAAAAGTTCGCAGCGTATCGTACTACCTTTAACGAAAAGAATCCTGAATATCACAAACTTTATGCGAGAAAGAAATATGACAAACAATGACTCAGAAATAGAGAGAGATCACACAAATCTCTCCCCACAAACGAAAGCGAATCCTGATCAAGTTATATCAGAGGTCGCAAACAATGTCAATCAAGACAAGATAAATACTGTATGTCGAGTAGTGCATAACAGAGAAAATCCCTTTGTTCAACTTAATAAGAAAGCACTATGGGATACTAATCTTTCTTTGAAGGCTGTCGGATTATGGGCTCGCTGCCTATCTCGTCCAGATAACTGGACATTCTCTATTGCTGAACTTGTTAAGCACTGCAAAGAAGGAAGACGATCCATAGATGCAGCCATGAAAGAGCTTATAGATTCCGGTTATGTTTGCCGAATCGAGTATCATGAAAAAGATACTCAAGGGAAGTTCGTTCCAGGCAGAGGAGGAGTTCAATATATCTTCTTCGAGTTTGCGGCGACTGAGGAAGAAAAGCAAGAACAACTAGACATATTCAAGAAAAGTTTCCAGCATTGCGGTTTCGGCGATAGCCGTTTCGGCAATAGCCGAAATGCACACCTACTAATAAAGAGTACTAAAGAAACAGACTCTAAGGAAATAGAGAACTCCTCCTTAAAGGTTACAGCTGAAGATCAAGCGCCTAGCGGCGCCATGCCAGCTAAAGCTGGCGAGAAGAAGAAAGACTTCACTCCAGAAGTCATAGCTGTAGCTGCTGAGATGAATGCAATACTCAAGACTCATGAGCCTGACTATTCCCCTCCAGCGAATCTCGCTCCGTTCCGAGCGCAGGTAGACTTCATGCTGCGGATAGACAAACGCGAAGCGCAGAAGATCTATGACGTCTTGAATTGGGCTCTCTCGGACTCCTTCTGGAGATCTCATCTATACAAGCCAAATCCGGCTAAATATCTCCGAGAGAAGTTTATGCAGCTGAAGGTGAAGATGGAAACTAAACCTCCAGAAAGAAAAATTGATCGTAAAGGATTTGCTCCATGTTCTGACGACGCAAAAGCTATAGAAGAAATGAAAGAAATGGGGAGAAGAGCACTATGAAACTAATGTCATCAATATGTGATAAAGAATTAGTCCAAATTAACATCCCAGATAAAGAATATAGATGTGATTATATCTTTGGTCCTTGGGGTTATAGTAAATTAAATGAGACTATAATCTCTACCAAACACAAATGCGAATATTGTGAAAAGTCTGAGCATTTCTGTCCCGTCATAGACCCTGCTGTCTCGGACGCTAGAGCATGGCTTTGTGCAAACCAGCTTTGCGTGGTCAACAGCGCAAAAAAAGGAGTCAAGGCTACCACCATACAGACCCCTACGCGACGAGCGCTAGAATGGCACGTATTTTGCGAATTAAACACCATTGGCGATATCCATTATAACGTTCGGTTTGAATCCATCCAACAATCCGAAGGTAAGATTGAATATTTAAAGAAGTATGTCGTTAAACCTAATGAAATTCTTCTTATGCAAGGTGAGCCAGGTACTGGAAAGACTTACGCATCAATGGCTGTCTGTGAGAAATTTACGCGTACTAATACTTCATGTTTATTCATTACTCAGAAGCAACTCTTTAACTCATGGCAAGAAACTTTCAAAGCCGGAAACTCTAGCAATATCGTTAATCAAGTGCTAACAGTTAAACTTCTTGTTATCGATGATTTTGGAATCAAAGATAACTCTGCTTCTTTCATGGATTTTTTCATGGAAATTATCAACACTCGCATGCAGTGGACAGATCGGGGCACTATCATCACCACTAACCTGACCGATGAAGTGTTGGCTCAATTTTGTGGTCGAGCATTAACTGATCGTATCCTTACAGGACAACAATTTAAGTTTCCTCCTGGAAGTCGAAGAAAAAATCCGGTGTTATGATAAAAAACAAAGAATGCAAGATATGCAATAAGTCTTTCGAAATGAAGATGAAAACAGAAATGTACTGTCCTGGGTGTAGGGATTATAAGAATGTACACAAATCCAACCAGAATTGGTTAGAAAGAGTTAAGAAACCAAAAACAAAGAAAGGAAGAAGTTCCAATGAGATTGGATACTTGTTCTTTAAAAACAACAGCACAGTTAAAACCAATGTTTATAGAGGATAAAATATGTCATCATTCAAATTTGTTAGCAGTGAAGCATTTCCTGAAGATCAATACACAAAAGAAATCGTTTTCTTAGAGATAGATGCTCCTGCAAGAGTTGCTTTCATCCGAAAGACAGCTAAAAACGGAGGAAGCTTTTGGTCTGTTGCAAGTATAGGAGTTTCACAAAATGGAAAGAAAGAGTATTTCCCAAGTTATGCACAAGACAGCTCTTTCTTAGCCGGAGACATCAAAGACTTTCTAGATAAGAGAAAGTGGGAAACGCAGAAGACTCAAATACAACAAAAAGCTCCTGCACAAGACATACAGTTTCCATTCTGATGGATGAGGAATTCAAAGAGCATATACTTCGGAAGTATCACGAAGATGTCGAATGGCTAAAGAGATGTGTAAGCCCGGATGATATCTATGATTTTGCTGAGCAAGCATTGATAGCTGCTACATTCTTCTTATCTCGATGGGATGAGTGGGTAGATATCAATGAAGAAGCAGAAAATGATAGAGCTACGTCTGCATGGATAAGGAACATTCTCGGCATACGAATGATGAGAGAGAATGGCTATGAAGGTCCCATAGAGTTTCGTTTTAATGAACCAGAGGAACTATGAAGATCATCATTCCAGGTATCCCTGTTCCTCAAGCTAGGATGAAGCATTCAAACATACGAGGATTTGTAACAACTTACGATCCCAAGGCGAAAGAGAAAAAACTTATCAGGCATCTTCTTCAGTCTAACATTACAACTAATGTATTCGAATTCCCTAGAATCTCATTCCTTTTTCATATGCCTATACCCAAAAGCATAAGAAAAAGGGATGTAGATCTTTATAACTCTGGTAAGCTAAAGCATGATAAGAAGCCTGATGTTGATAATCTCATAAAGCTTTATCTCGATTGCTTAGATGGCATCGTCATCCATGGAGATCAAAAGGTATCTCTTGGCCCTTGTATCAAGGTGTACCATCCAGAGCCAAAGACGGTTCTCTGGATCTCAGAAACGGATGCGGTGCTGAACCCTTGGGAATTGGACGGTGTATTCCTAGACGAGAAAGAATGCGATGTACCGTCATTTTCTGAACAGGATTTCCCTCACGGTTCGTATAACCTCTTTTCTCAAGTTCTCTCTCTATCTCTCCAAAAGTATAACCCTGGGTGTATAGTTCCTTCATCAAATTCACCTGTTCTTCCTCTTTAGAATCTGGAATTAAAAGATAAGGCTTTCCATATGATCGACAGTTTTCTCGATGTGTTTGCAGCTTTTCTTCATCGGTTTTATATCCATACCAACACGTTCCTACTTTATGCATCTGAGCTTGTTTACTTTTTAATCCCGCTTTTGTGTTATTGCTTATGGTATCTCTAGCCATCTCACCCATCATTGCGTAGATATGAATGAAGTTCTTGTCTACCTTTGGTTGGCCTAAAGAATGCAGAATCACTTTCTTATTTGTTATCTGCTCTTCATAGATCTTCACTAACTCAGTTCCCGTACGAGCAATACGGGTTAGACAGAATACAACAAGATTGTCACCAGACTTTAGAAATTCCAACATAGCTTTAAGTACAGGTCTCTTATCCATCTTAAGTCTTGTTGAAGTAGGAGGCTCATTGAACTCTACGACTTCATCGCTTGGCTGTTTGATCTTCTCAATGTATTCTCTACACATGAATAGCTGACTCTCATCCAACTGCTGATTGCTTGAGACTCGACTGAATATTACGTATCTCATTTCTCTACCTTGGTCTTCTTTGTAAGTTTTCTCGCTAATGTGATCTCTCTTTTCTTTAGCTTATCAATCATACTGTGTTCATTAAAATCATCAGGAACCAATTCTAATACAGAGGACAGTTGTTCCATATACAATTTTATATCCCTTCTTAGATCCCATATTATAGTATTAGCCCTACAAGAAAGATCGTCTGGTAAGATACCAATCTCTACGGCTTTGATATGAAAACTTTCTAGTGTTTTAAGTGAAAGTATCCCCTCAAGAAGTGATTGTGCATAATCTTCAAGAGTCTTTAAACTTTTGCTGTCTACATACGTAAGATCCACTTTTTGCCCTCAGTTCTTTTAGTTCTTTGATATACAAACGAGAAGGAATAACCTTTCCATTTTCCCATCTATTAACACTCACAACAGTTGTTCCTAATAGTTGTGCAAACTTCTCTTGCGATACGCATAACTTCTTTCTTAACGCCGTTATCTCATCAGGAGTCATCTTCCCTCACTTAGTTTTTTGAAGAGCTGTGAAGCTCTAGTCCTTCTGAATTCTGTATCTATCTTTGGCCTTTCTCCTTCACTGTTGAAGCAATTGCCAAGATCTATCAATGACCATTTGCATAATTCAATAGTCTGGCCTTTGATGAGGCAATCAATCTCATTCTCATCATTGGGGTTTAATGCAAAGATGTAACATGCCCAATCAGATAGTGGGTCTATGAACTTTATCTCTGCATAACAATTCAAAGCATCAGCCTTCTCACCCCAATTGCCTTTCAACACCTCTTTAATCTTATCACTCAAATGCATGATAATCCAAATCCCCTCAAAACAGCTTGTGTTTTATTATTAGCATACATATGTTTGCGAAAGCCCATGCATTCTCTATTTTTCCAACAGAGAGGGTTAAACACCCTCTCAATTCTTCATCCATTAACTTGTATACAACACTATATCATGAGATATGTATTATATTCAACAGCTTTCTTTTCACAGAGGAGAAAATCACTTTTCAAATATTGATTTGACACAAAATCACCATATATGGCATGATAACGTATAATCAGTCTTGAACACAGCCATCGGTCTGCTCAAGACCCATGGTTAATATTAAAGGGGCGTTGCCCCTTAAACCCCAATCTCGCAAAGCTCGATGAGATGAAGTTAGGAATTAATGCCTTATCCATATCAAGTCAAAAAACTAGACGAATATTTTGAAACCAAGCAGTCAAAAATGAATTTTAAAACCATTGAAACAAACCCTGATATGAGCAACAAAAAAAGATTA